GACTGGAGTTCAGACGTGTGCTCTTCCGATCTGCGGAGTATATCGCAAGAATTTTGCTTGAAAGGATGCACGCAGGAGAAGGTGTCATAACTACGACTTGGCGAGGAAACCCGAAACTCAATCTCGGTGAAAAGTACGAGTCGGCGGATAGGTTCGGAGACAGTCAAGAACTCGTGTGCGAGTACAACAAGTTTACGTTTGACGGCGGATTGAAACAAGAGACGCGCGGAAGAACGATATAAGGAGGGTATGAATGGCAAATTGGAAAGAGCCAAAGAGCGATTACAAAGCGGAAGACCAAGTAACGCCGGATATCTTCAATACACTTGCGGAAAACGAAAAACACTTGAAAGAGATTTCCTGCAAGGTAGAAAAGAAAACAAAAAGCGGAACTACGACAACGATCTCCTCTATCGTTTTCGTAGAGCAATAGGATGCTGAAAGTAGTCAAAGGCGATGTCTTTGAGTTCGGGTTATCGTTTGAGAACGTTGCTACGGAACTCATAGAAAAGGTGGTGTTCGCATGCAAAGAACTTGGAATCGAAGAAGAGGCGGATAGAGAAGAGGATGAATTCCGCGTTCGAATACCGGGTGAAGTGACAAAGGACTTCAAAACAGGTTTTTTGAAATACGACATCATCGCCACCTTAATAGACGAGCAAGAGGTAACGCTCGTGCATCGTCAAAAATTAGAAGTTTTGGAGAGGGTGGAAAATGGCGGATAAAAACTACTACGGTAATCAGGAACATATAAAAGTTACGCCCGGTATTACCGTAACCTACAACTACAATCGGTTAAAGAACAAGCCGACCATCAACGGAAAACCGCTTGACGGAAAGATGACGGCAAGCGACTTAAACCTATTGTCAAACAACGTAACGGAATATGAAGAAATTAAGCTGGGAGTCGATAAACGCGACTCCTTTATTCTTGTCGTGGGAGAAAACGGCGAGACGAATAAAATAAAACTTGGCGAACTCGTCAAAGGGAAACTGCAGGCGGTTGACAAGATAACCGAAGACATCCCGGACGGCGATTTTGTATTCAAGAAAATGGAGGAAAAATAACATGGCTCAAACTACAAACAAGTTCCAGATTATTCAAAAGGTCAGCGCGGAAGATACCGTACTTATCCATCCCGAAACGGAGGCGGAAGTAGTTAAGTATAAAGGCACAATGGTGGGTATTGCGGCGGAGAACGTACAAGGTGCAATCGATAAGGTCTACGAGCAAGTCAAAAACATTGAGAGTGGCGGTATCGTAACCGGGTTAAAGGGCGATAAGGAAACGACTTACAGGAAGGGTAACGTCAACCTTACTCCTGCCAACATCGGCGCTGAACCGAGCGGAGCGGTGAACGCTCACAATACGTCCGGAACGGCGCACTCGGATATTCGCACCGCCGTAACTAATGCGCAGAACAAAGCAAACAGTGCGTATTCGCTTGCGGAAGGTAGAGCAAAAGCGGTTTCGTTCGATACCGTAGCGGCAATGACAACAGCATTGAAAGCGGCTACTAAAACCGACTATAAGGTGGGCGATAACATCTTTATCAAGGCTTTGGATACTCCCGATTATTGGGTAAGCAAGGTTCTCGATAACAACACGGGTACTTACGGGTACTTTGAAATCAGCGCACTCGAAACGCAAAAGGTTGACCTTGCCGCCTATCAGACGAAAAGTGATAATTCGCTTGCGACAACGGCAAAGACAGTTGTCGGTGCAATTAGTGAAGTAAAAACTACTGCGGACGTGGCGAAGAGTCAGGCAAATACCAATGTCACCGAGATTGCTAACATCAAGAATGGAACGACTAAGGTCGGTGCAGCTACGAAAGCAGATAAAGCAACCAGTGCTGATACGGCAACGAGTGCGACTTCGGCAGGCAAGTGGGCTACGGCGAGAACACTCGGTGTAAGCGTCAATTCGGGTGTCAAGAAAGACGGCTCGACTGCTATTAGCGGATCGGGAAGTCAGAGCGTGGACGGCTCTGCCGATAAGACGATAGCAGTCACTTTGGGTGATAGCGGTGTAGCCGCAGGCACTTATTCAACTGTACAGGTCAATGCCAAAGGTGTTGCTGTCGCAGGCGGACAGATGATTGAAATCGGTACGAGCGGACAGACCACTCCGAGCGCATCTCTTGCAACAGGCGGACTTTTCTTCAAGGTAGTATAAGGAGGTATCGTGAATGGCTTACAGACCGAAAATTAAGAATGCCAACGGCACTCTTACCGATTTGCCGTTGGAAGCCGAAACGTCGGTAAAACTAAAAACCGCAAGGACAATCGGTTTGTCGGGAGTTACTGCAACGGCTAAAAGTTTTGACGGGAGCGGGAACGTTACGATTCCTGTCACGGAAGTCCCGGTATCGCTTTTGACGGGGTTACTTGAAAAAACATATCCCGTCGGAGCAATTTATATGTCCACGGTATATATCAGCCCGGCGTCAATCTTCGGAGGAACTTGGACAAGACTCTACGACAGATTCCTCGTGGGCGGAGGTTCTGACTATTCCATAGGAAGTACAGGCGGCGAAAAAACACATAAATTAACGACTACGGAAATGCCTGCGCATACTCACTTTGCGAATGATTATAAAAATGGAACAAACTATATCGTGCATTACTGTTCTAATGAGGCAACAGGCTTTAAAACTTCTTCGGGTAGTGGTGGGCATGGTGTGTTGCTTGCTGCACTTGAGAATACGGGTGGCGGTAATGAACACAACAATTTGCCTCCGTATTTAGCAGTGTATATGTGGAAAAGAACGGCTTAAGGAGGATAATATGGAAGTTTATAACAAAGAAAAAACACAAATTATATCGGATTATGACCTTTCAAAAGGACGCCTTGAGCGCGATGAACGTACGATTTATCATGAGGCAGTAAAGGAAGTGGTGGAACAATTTCATTATGAAGTGGTAAAAGAATACGAAAACGGCGGCAAGGACGTGGAAAAAGTGGTGGATGTCAAAGGAGTGCCGGGACGCGATGCCTACGAAGAAACGGAGGACATTTATGTTTTCATTCCTTATACGGATGAAGAATTAAAGAAAAAAGAAGACGAGATTCTTTATTCCGAATTAAGCACTTGGTTCGATTGGTACGATATGCAGGTAAGTCAATATGAAAGATCCAAGAGATTGGAAATAGCCTTTGATAGAGACATTGCCACATTGGACGCAGAGGCGGTTCAAAAAGCGGAGCAAATGAGAGAAGTTAAGGATAGGTTGGGAATAGAGTAACATGGTAGCAATAATTATAAGTACATGTGCGAGCATCATCAGCGGAATGGTGCTCTTTTTCTTGCAAAGATTTTTCAAGAAAAAGCAAAAGGTAGATGAAGAGCGAGACAGAGCAAAAGCCAAAGAGAACATGCTGATACTAAAAAGTGTAGATGCGGTCGGAAAATTGACGTATGCGGATGCGGTAGCCATTCGAGACGGGAAAACCAACGGCGAGATGAAAGAGGCGATGAAAGCCTATGCGGAAGTTAAGGATGAACTCTACGAGTATTTGCTTGAACAAAATTCCAAGAAATAAGGAGGGGAAGATAAATGGAACAATACTTGAATTTAATCAGCGTCCCGGCGATTGCTGCGGTCGTGTACTGGACAATCAACATCATTAAACACGCAGTCGGAGAGAACGAAAAGTTCAAGCGGTGTATTCCGCTTATTGCAACGGCGCTCGGAATCGTGTGTGGCATTATTTGTTTTTACGCTTTGCCGAGCATCATCCCGGCACCGAACATCGTGGTGGCAATCGTCATCGGCGGTGCGAGCGGACTGACGGCAACGGGTACTAATCAGATTATTAAGCAGCTCGGCAAAAAGGATGGTAAAGACGATGGAAAAACAGATAATTGAAAGTGTCTTAAAAAGCCTTTTGAAGAGAGGTTTAATCACTTCGTCAGAGAAGGAAAGAATTATCAAAAAAGTTTCAGAATAAAGCGGCTTTTGTCTGGACTTTTATAGGTGAGCACGGTATTGTTTGTCCTGCCCAATAAAAAGGGCGGGACAAATTTTTTATCGCAGTTCGAATCCAGTCGAAAGAGCCGAAAAACGAACGAGAAAGGAGCGTAAGAAATGAATATTCAAGAGATACCTACAACAAGGAAGGAGAAACCACGGGTATGTGCGTATGTTCGTGTCAGCACCGATAGCGAAGCACAAGAAGATAGTTTCGCGTTCCAGTCCAATTATTGGCAGAAACGATTTGCAAGCGACGAGTCCGTAGAGTATGTTGGCTTGTTCTCCGATGAGGGCATCGGCGGTGCGTTTATGAAAAAGCGAGATGGACTTAAAAGGATGTTTCAAAAAGTACGAAATGGCGAAATCGACAGAATATACACGAAGTCGGTTTCGAGATTCGCTCGGAACAAGGTCGAGTTAATGGAAATAGTTCGAGAGTTCCGAGATATAGGTGTGGAAATCATATTCGAGTCCGAAAACATACACACCCTTGACCCCAAGTGCGGTTTAATTCTCACAGTTATGGCAAGTCTCGCAGAAGAAGAATTAATATCAATGAGTCAAAACCAAAAGTGGGCGGCACGGAAACGATTCGCAAACGGAAGTGTAGAACTGACGCAAATACTTGGGTACGATATGATTGATGGAAAGTTAGTGATAAACGAGAAAGAAGCGGTCATAGTGCGAAGAATCTTTGAACTGTACCTGCAAGGCAACTCGTTTAGAACCATATGCCATATTCTCGAAAACGAAGGGTACACCCCAATGCATGGGGGACGATGGAGCAAATCGACAATAACGGGGATGTTACGAAATGAAAAATATTGCGGGGATAGTATTATGCAAAAATCATATAGCACAATGAAAGTGCAGAAATACAACTACGGAGAACTCCCCAAGTATTATGTCCAAGACAATCACGAACCGATTGTGTCGCGTGAAGACTACCAAAAAGCACAGGAGATAATGATAGCACGTGGCAATAAATATAGACCGAGGGGGTCACCTACTGCGTTATATCCGCTATCGGGAAAACTGATATGCGGAGAGTGCGGAACGAGTTTCAAAAGAAAAACTTCGGCACACGGAACTCCATATATGTGTATAAAGTGGACATGTCGGAAAAAGGATTTTTATGGGGTAAAGGAATGCACATCGCATGACATCAAAGACGAAGTCGTTACAAGATTGCTGATTGAAGCCTACAACGAAAGCCTTGACGCGAATAATGATGTGAACGGCATAACGGAGCAAGAAGAGGTCTTGCGAAAACTAATTGCCAACGAGCAAGAACTGCGACAACTACGAGCGAAAGGTTATATCTCCGAAAGTAAATGCCGAGAAGAAACCGATAAAATACTTATAAAGATAAAAGAACAAGAAACTCTCATAAAGAATCTACAAACGAGAGATATGGTAAAAGGGAAATATAAGAAATCGGATGAGCTGACGGAACAAATGGCGGAGTTCCTTGTAAAGGCAACAGTAAAAGACTGGACGATTACATTCGAGTTCCAAAATGGATATAAGGTAACGAAAGAATATACAAACGGGAGGGCGGGAAATGTCAATGGAAAACTGTGCAAACACTAAACCCAAAATTACGATTATACCAGCGAAAACAAGAGTCGAACGGCTTGACCCTATGTCGGTAGCGATGGGACAAAAGCCTAAATTACGAGTGGCTGCATATGCACGAGTGTCGACCGACCACGAAGAACAGGAGAGCAGTTACGAGGCACAGGTAGACCACTTCACCAAACTCATAGCAAGCCATGATGATTGGACGATGGTTGACATCTATGCCGACCCCGGTTTGAGCGGTAAAAATACCAAACGAGTGCAGTTCAAACGAATGATAAAAGACTGCGAAGACGGGAAGGTAGACCTAATAATTACAAAATCGGTCAGCCGATTCGCAAGAAACACACTCGACTGCGTACAGACGGCAAGAAAACTGAAAGCGGACGGCATCGGAATCATATTCGAGAAGGAAAACCTTGACACGCTACAAGAGCGAAGCGAGTTTGTCTTGACGATTATGGCAAGCCTTGCGGAAGAAGAAAGCCGGAGCATATCCAATAATATAAGGTGGAGTGTCAAGAAAAAATTCCAAGAGGGGAAAGTGATTCTTAACACGAAACACTTCCTTGGATATACGAGAGACAAGAAAGGGACGGTGCTGAAAATCGTGCCAGAAGAGGCAATAACGGTCAGAAGGATATATGCGGAGTTCCTTGACGGTAAAAGTCTGAAAGAAATCGCTGAAGGACTTGAGCGAGATGGTATAGCATCGCCGTCAGGCAGAGAAACATGGCATCCTTCCACGGTGAAGTCGATACTGCAAAATGAAAAGTACAAAGGCGATTGCCACCTGCAAAAAACATACCTTCCAGACTTTCTATCCCCAAGGCGAATTAAAAACGAAGGATTCGCGCAGAGCTGGTATGTGGAAGATAGCCATGCGGCTATCATATCGAAAGAGACATTCGACATGGTACAGCAAGAGTTCCAAAACAGGCAGTCGCTACGAAGTACAGGTGAAACGGGATGCGGAAAGTTTTCAGGTAAATATCCGTTCAGCGGAATGATAGTATGCGGCAAATGCGGGGAAACCTACCGAAGACACCAACAGTACAACAAATATAAGAAGTACTACATATGGGTGTGCAAAAGACACGAAAACAATGGAGCGGAATACTGCAAGAGCCGACCTATCAAAGAAGAAGCCCTTGAGAAAGCGTTTGTAAGGGCATTAAACGAACTTATAGGAGACAAGGAACGAATACTCGAAAAACTGCAAAGTGCGACCGTGAGCGAAATAACGGACTCCTGTGCGACAGCGATAAATGAAGTGAATGCCGAGATAGAAAAACTACAAGAGCAGATGATGGAACTGCTGATGAAAAGGAACAACGGAGAGATTACCGATAAAGAATATGAACAGCAAAGTCAGCAGGTCGGAATGCAAATAGACC